TAAATTTCTAATCATTCCTCCTAATTTATCTTCATTATAAAATTGAATAAACATTTTAGGATTAAATTCAGGAAATTCTTCTACTATTAAATTCTCTATATGATCTTTTCCTTTATCATCTATCATTGGATTACTTAAATCCATAACTTTATAATTAGTTTCAATTCTAGCTTGTTCCTGAACTATGCGCGAATATACAACGTGTTCCTTAAATTTCCTAGCAGATATATCAAAAATATCTTGAAGGGTTAATTCTTGTGTTTTTAACTCAGGAAATTTTTTAAATATACCTTTAGCACCAAGACCTTTAATACCTTGAATATTATCTGAGTTGTCTCCTAATAATGTTTTATGTAAAATAAAATTTGAAGGTAATACTCCAATTTTTTCTTCTACAACCTTTGGAGTATAATACTCTTTTTCCATTGGTCTATATACAATAATTTTATCAGTTACTAGCTGTAAGAAATCTTTATCACTAGATACTATAAAACAAGTTGAGTTATGTTTTTCTACTAATTTTTCAGCTAACACGGCTATAATATCATCAGCTTCTACTTTATCGAGTATGGTGGTTTTAACAGGTAATAGCTTTAAATATTGGATTATACGCACTATTTGGTCAATTTTTGAGTCATGTTCTTCCTCAATATTATCAAATGCTTCCCAATTAGTAATTCGCTGTAGGTTTCTTGTTCCTTTGTATTCGGAGAGCAGGTTCTTACGATTTACTGTTGAACCCGCCCCGTCGAATACTACATAAACAGAAGTTGGATTTGTTTGTCTAATCATTGCACCTAAAGAACGGAAGAACCCACCTAATCCACCAATGTGAACTCCATCAGGATTAACCATATTCATCATAGCAAAGTTTCTAAAAAATAGATTTAAACCATCTAAAATTAATACTTTATCATGTTTTTTTAATATAGTCTCTTCCTGATCTTCTTGGACGCTGTCCAACAAGTTAAATAATTCTTTATGTTTCATGTTTTATTTTTAAATGTCCTGCTCGTCGAAGAGTACAGGTGTTACATCTTCTTGGTCTTCTACAATTTTGAATGTTCCTCCACCTAAGATTTTTGTCCATTCATCTGAATGTAATTTCTTATATGCATTCTTGTCTTTATCAGTATCTGTAATAAAACCATGGTTTGTCATAACAATTTTACCTCTTGATTGCATACCATTAACATGGTTTTTATCAATTTGTAAGTTTGTTCTTTTACCCCATTCTACTTGCTTACCACCTTTAATTGCTTTAATTTTAGATGTTCCAGCATTAGATACATTACCAAATGTAACTACGAATGTTGCATCATACCACATAGCCATACCACCTTTATTCATCATCTTTGGTTGTCCCATAGGTGATTCTGCTTTAGCGGTCCATACTTTATTAATACAACAAAGTGTATTAGTAAATGGTGATGATTCTTTACGAGACATTACAATACTTTGGTTAACTGTATTACCAAATTGAGTTGACATTGCTCCAGCATTCCATTCATTATTATTTTTCAGTTTTTCAACTGACATTGCACAAGGAATAGAACCAATTGAATCCCAAAAGAACGCTAAGTCATAAGGTAAATTACCTTTTTTCTGCTCATTTTGTAGATCCATAATAAATGCTGCTACGTCTTCAATTGTATGTAATGTTTCTCTATCAACATAAATAAAGTTACCTTCATAATCTACAACATTACCCTCATCATCTTTGATTAGTTTAACTTCTAATCCCATTTGAGCGGCATGTTCCCAATTCCATTTCATCTCAGTAATGATAAAAACAGGTAGTACACCCATTTTTTGTGCCGATACTGCTGCTTCTAATAAAGCAGTTGTTTTACCTGTATCAGAATGCCCTCTAAGTAATGAAATATGTCCCATTGGAACACCTGGTACTCCAGATATTTCTTGGAAAGCAGGGGATAGGGGTATCCATTTTTGTTCCTTAAATTTGACGTTTTTATCTAAACCTTTAGACGATTTAAATTTATTTAAATCAAATTTGCTCTTAATCTCGGCAGACACTGCTGCCGAGAGAGACTTTGATATTTTTTTCGCCATATTTAGAAAGGAAGATCATCACCATTATTACTATCTTTACTATCAAATAGTGAGTCAAACTTATCTACTTTACTTTGTTTAGCTTTATTAGTATCTAAACTAAAGTTTGTAGAAGGTGCTGGTGTTGATGTAATAGTAGGACCAACTGCTCCCTCAGAATCTTCTTCCGGAGATAGCCATTTTTCTAATGCAGATTTCATATCTTCAAATGAATAACGTTTAAATAACCCATCTGTTGGATTTGGTTGTTCACTTGACCATTTTTCTACTAATGAAGCATCTTCACTAAGAGGTGATGTTTTTAATCTAACACGTACTGATGATTTATTGTATGGAGTACCAGTTGATTCTGGTCCTACAGTTTCAACTGTAATATCTCTACCATTTACAATATCAGTGTAATAACCAATTTCATCATCTACAGCAAGAGCTAATAATTCTTCATATACTTGTTTTCCAAATTGCCATAACCTAACACCTTTATCTTCTTCTCCACGTACTACAACGGGAACAAAAGTACGGTTTTTAGCATCTAACTTTTTAGCAAGTACATAATTTTCTTTATTATACTCACCTTCACGTAGTTTTCCAGCAAATAGGGCAATTGGGTCTTTTTCACCAAAATTGGCTGGTGAAATCATAACCTTATTTGTAATACCATAATAGAACTTAAGTTCAGTAAATGGGTTAGAAGAATCATATGCCGATGGCACAATTCTGATTTGTTGTTTACCTACTGTGGGTCTCCAAAAAATTAACGAATAATCGGTCTTTTGACCTCCCTGTGGTTTTGATTGGAGGGTATCCAATTTCTGCTTTAATGCATTTAAATCCATAATTGTAACTTATTTTTAATTATAACTGTTTATATGTAACCTAATATACGAACTATATTTTGGGGAGCCAAACTATAATTCAATAATTCTATGTATTTTTGTATTTAATTGACTAAGTTCATTATGTTGAGTAAGTAAAACACAATTTCTATAATGTTGCCAATCTACTTTATAACTTGTATCAACAACACCACCATTTAACTTCTTAATGAGTTCATTAAGGGCATTAATAGTATATAAAGTATTAGATTCTTTTTTTCTATGTACTAAGATTGTATTATCTGGTATAGTATCTATATTAGCTTGTTCTACATTATATGTAACTACATATTCATCTTTCCCCACAATTTCTAATACAAACATTTTATTATATATTATACTGTATTTAGATTGTATGTTGTGAATTAGCTCATCCATACCTTCTAGATCTGTGAATGTGCAAAATAATTTATTGTTCAAGTCGCTTAAATTTTGTAAATTTGTTATAACATCGTATTTCGTGTTATACGTATTAAGCGGTTTCTCCAAAGTTGTAATCATAACCTTCTATTTCTTTTATATTTAATTTATATTTTGTGAAAATATTTCTAATTTCATCTAGTAATTTTGTTTCACTTTCATCCCAGTCAAAAAGAAACGAATCGTAAGTATATAAAACTAGTTTTGTCTTATATCCCCGTAATATACGAAACATATCCCACAAAACCAAAACATTTTGTGAAGTTTCCATATTTTGTAACACATAATTAAAAAGTTTTTGTGGGTTCATCTCTCCCAAACCCTCCTTCGTATATACAAAATTTGATATAGGACATACTATATACCCTTTTTTATTAAAATCATCCCAATTATTTAAAACAAATTTTTCAATCCTTTTAAAGTATTCCAGTTCTCTATAATTTTTAAATACGCCACCATAAAGTTGCTTGAATGTAAGTTCTTTCGATTTTTTATAATCCACTTTATATAAAGATGCAAAATGAGAGTGAATATCACTAGTGGGAAAAGTATAATCAACGAGGCGAGCAGCCAAACTAGGATGATAAGCGCTAATATCAATCTCCACAAATTTATTATTACGAGGAATAAAACTTTTCCTACATCCATTTTCTTTATTAAGTGCTGCATAATTTACATTTTTAAATTTATTTGAAGGTCTTGTTGTTGTTGTTTTTAAGTTGAACTGAGTGTTGATATATTCACCATCAACGGGGTGGAAGTATTTACTGAAGGTTTCATTGTGTATTCGTACTCCATTTCTCTCGATGGCGTTGAATACCACTGACACTCTATTGTTAAAGAATTCATCATATTTTGTTTTTTCTCTGTTAATATTCGCTTTTAGATCTCTAAAAATCGTTTCACACAATTCATAATGTTTAACAATCGGTATAATTAAATTTAACTCCGGATTATCCTTATGTTGTCTATAGTATAAATCATGTGTTTGTGTTGTAGGTCGTATATACGTATGAGGAGGTGGTGTTA